GAACCACGTGTACTGGTTGCGGTATAATAAGAAAAAAGAAGGATTGCAGGTTCGCGGGCGGCATTTTACCCCGTATTAGGGGTTTTAGCTATCATGATTTTTTCTATAGTTCTATATAAGTAAATTAACATATCGCACTATTTTACTTAGTTGATCGGAAGTAAATTAAGGCGTTAGAAATGTATTCTTCAAAAAATTCCGTATCCATTATTTACCCGCTATCTTTCTAATCGATCGCCCTTCCTTAGAAGACATGTATTCCATTCCATACCTATCTCTAAGCACACGCTTAACCGACTCAAACCTCGTGTATCCAAACTTTTTTGCGATAACACTTAGCGATAGGTCCGTCATAAGTACGTACTTAAGCTTCTTTACATCTTCTTTTTTTAACTTTCTTTCTTTGATTGGCATTATTCTAACCTCTCCTATCCAATTCCTCACAAAGATCTAAATATTTCTGGTTATATATTGTCTCTATATTTCCGTTAGATGATTCCACCTCTATTTTGTCGGCATTATTACTCTCAAGAAATTTAATTGTATTGGCTATGTGGGAATCCGTCATCCTGCTGATTAATATTGACATACCACACCTAGTGACCCAAACTTTTACCTCGTCTACACTTTGAGCACACTCATATGCAACACTTACTTGAAACCCTTCCAGATCTTCATCATATTGGTTTTTTGATACTTCCTTTTCTTTAATTGGCATCGTTATTCTTTCTACTTAACTTATACTCTCGCATCTTCTTTTTTAACCGCTCTTTATTTTTTAGGTAATATTCTTGACTATATTTTTTCTTTCGCTCTTTGCTTAGGAGATATTTTGCTTTTCGTTCCTCTAGGTTCGTCATAGGCCGTTTCCATTTCCGTATCCGTATCCGTCTCCTGTCCCGTCTACGCACCCGTAACCTAATAAACTCCCGCACCCTTCCTCTAACAAGCACCCCCCGTACCCATATGCGTTTCCGTCTCCTTCTCCTTCTCCATTTTTGTATCCGTCTCCGTACCCGTCTCCGTACCCGTCTCCGTACCCGTTTCCATTTTTGTTTCCGTATCCGTCTCCGTATCCGTATCCGTATCCAGTTTTATATATCTCGTGCACAGACAAAACCTAGTACCAAAGAGACTCTTTTGTTGGGATAAAATGTTTCAATTCAGAATTGAAACCTTTAATCTCACCACTATATGAGTCCAGAGTCATATCTTTAGAACCATTTTCAGCGTGCCATAATAACCCATTACCAGAATCGTAACTACGGATGTTTTGAGGCATAGTAATTGTGAAATATTTAGGGCCAACCGATAAATATCCAATGTACATGAACCCATTATTTAACACGCAGATACATACACCGTGGTTATCTGATTCGTTATTTACTGTCGAAACATCCTGTAATGTTGGTGTGTTGAATAGCTCCGATAATTCAGCATGTCGTAATTTACAGTTTTCAAGCTCTTTTTTTGCTTCACCTATTGTTAATTCGTTTATTTCTTTTTTCATTTTATTCTCTTTTATTTATTCGATAAATCTATCGTACAGCACATCGTTGTGTATGTCAACTTGTTTACACTGTTTTTTTTGTGTTATAATTAGAATATGACAGAGAAAAAAACTAAATCAAAGATGGGTAGAAAAACTGTGATGACTCAAAAGACCCTCGAAAAACTCGAAAAAGCCTTTATGATGGGTTGCACTGTTGATGAAGCGTCACTTTATGCTGAAATTGATCATTCAACTTACTATAATTACATAAAAAATAATCCAGAATATAAAGACAAAATCGAGAATTTACGCAATAGCCCTAGAATGAAGGCTAGAATGAACGTTGTTGAGAAGATTAACAAGAAGTGCCTAGAAACGTCTAAATGGTACCTAGAACGAAAGGCAAAGGATGAATTCGGCACTAGAGTTGAGATGAATACCAATTCAACTATACACCAATTTAATCACGATCTATCAGCTGAAGAGGCCGACGCAGCTATCAAATCACTAGCCGAGGCATTAAATAATGAATCAAATACAGCTAAATCAAATACAGACGATACAGAGCTCTCTACGCAATAAACTAATATCGCCATACGATGCCATTAGGTTAATCAAATCTAGTGGGTTATTAACTGAACTAGAGAAAGACCCTCTTATGTGGGGTAAAACTCTATTCCCTCGTAAATTGTATAAGCCTTTTTGCAATGAGATGCACGGCTATTTCATCGATATTATGTTTGAGCCGTTTACCGCGACCCTTGCGCCTCGTGGCTACGCCAAGACAACTATCAAGTGCTTTTTGATACCAATTTACCTTGCTTGTGTGTACCCTAAAAAGTTTATGCACTTCTTGAACGTTCAGAATACAGCGTCAAAAGCCATAAATATAAACCTGTCTATTAGAGAAGAATTTGAAAAGAACCCTCTGTTAATCGCTTTGTATGGCGACATGACAGACACGGTTAAATGGACCGAAAAGAGATTTGTGTTGAAAAATGGTACGGTTTTTAGTGCGATTAGTTCTAATGAGGGTATGCGAGGTCTAAATCATAACTCACTACGTCCCGATTACTGTATAGCGGATGACCTATACGACGATCCAGATAGGTACAACCCTGAACGTATAGAGAAGATCAACGATTGGTATTTATCGTCGTTGTATCCAGCACTAGCATTACCCTATGGCGACAATATTCCATGTCAGCACATACAGGGTACTGCATTTAGTTTAAAAGATCTTATGTTTAGGCACAGGGATAACCCTAACTGGAAATTCAAGAAATTTCAGGCAATTAAAGACGAGTATAATAAAATTGTATTATGGCCAGAAGGTCAATCCTATGAAGATTTAATGGTCGAAAAAGAGAACCTAGGCTCTAGGATATTTGCCAGAGAAAAGCAAAACGATATTATTGATAGTGAAAACTCTGTTATTACAGCCAAAGATATACGGCATTGGGTAATATTGCCAACAGATAAATTCGAAAAAACATGTATCAGTGTTGATGCGGCATTCGATGGCAAGAAAACTACTAAAGCAAAGCGTGGTTCTGATTATGTAGTCATAGGGGCTTGGGGTAGGATAGGGTCTAGTTATTACCTAATTGACCAGATAAGGGGGCAATGGGACTTTATGAAGACACGGCGTATGCTATTAGAGTTCTGCGAAAAACATCCCGATATTGTTAAAAAGATTATTGAGAAGAAGGCAAACGGCGATGCTATTATCAACTCATTAGAAGAGATCATCGACGGTATCATGCCGTATAGCCCAAAAGAAGGGAAGGTATCTAGGTTTGAATCGGTGTCCGCTCTATTTGAGGCAGGAAACGTGTTCTTTCCACCTAAATCACTTGGGGTATGGGTAGATGATTTAGTTGAGGAGTTCTTAAACTTCCCAAACCCTACAATGCCAGACGATCAAGTGGACTGCTGTTCACAGGCACTAATATACCTAAAATCAAAGAAAACTTACAAATTTGTACTCTAATCTTTTATCCAGCTAAATAAAATAGTACAATGTATGTATGTTTACTAAAATATCAAGGTATTTTCAAATGATACTATGTGAACATAACTATGTACGATTCATGACATATCGTGGAATTTATCTAAGATGCAAGAAATGCAATAGGAAGGTTAAGGCTAAGTTTAAAAATGGGAATAACTAAAAAAATAAAAGATGGGTTTCAAAATGTGATTAACTCACTGAACTTTAATCAAATGCTTGATACGCCATCATATACGGTTCAAACTCTTACCGATCAAAGCAGAACATCAGCTTACCAAAATCCTATGGTCAAGAAGATTGTTAATCGGATTCCTATTGACGGGATGAAGAAGAAGTTTCAATTTGAAAATCTTGACCCTGAAATAGTTGAGGTTATTGATAGAAGGATAAACGATCTTAATTTTCATAAAATAGCATTAGCGTCTTGGATAGATAGTCGTATATATGGTCAGTCGTACATACCTATGTTCACGAATCAAAATGTTGACGAATATATGAATGAAATAGACGAGAATGATGTGATTTCAATTGAATCATTCTCTACCGAAATTAACCCAGGTCAAGAAGATAAGCTGATCTTAAAAGAAGACGGCACTAGGAACCCAAACTTTAGGCTACCCAAATCATATTCGATTACCGACACAGTTAATTTGCCACAAATTCATAATAGCCGTGTTATTCGGGTTGATGGTGAGTATAGCCCACGTGATACTTTTAGGGCTGTTAATTTTAGGAATGCCAGTACAATCGATAAGGTTTACTGGAAAGTTGCGAATAGTGATTTAGCGCACAAAGCGATCGGTCCTTTAGTTAGATCATACAATACCAAGATTATTAAAATGAATAACTTGCCAGAACTTCAAGAGGGGCCAAGTGATGCTGAAGAGAATCTAAAGAATAAACTTAGGATTATCCAAGAGGCAGTCATTAACGGTAATTTGCTATTACTATTCGAAGATGACGAGTATATCAACAACACAATTAATTTAAGTAATATTGACAATGCAGTTAACCTACTCAAAGATGAGATGGTTGCGGCTTCAGGTATTCCAAGAACAATACTGCTAGGAGACTCACCTAAAGGGATGCAGTCTAGCGGGCAATCTGAATTAACGGATTATTACGACTATGTACGACAAGAGCAGGTTCGAGTATTAGAGCCAGTTATTAGGCAATTGGTCAATCAGATCATGTTAGCTGAGTATGGCATGATACATGACTATGACATCTATTTCCCACCACTTAGAGAGCTAACAGAATTAGAAGAAGCTGAATTTAGGCTTAAAGTTGCACAGCAGATGCAAATTATGTCTGATATGGGCGTTTTACATGAAGACGAGATAAGAGAATCGCTATACAGAAATAAGTTTTCTACTAATATTGAATTGATGGAAGACATAGATAGAGACGAACCTGAAAATGAAGATACCTGAAGTAGTTAAAGAATTATCAAGCAGAAGTAAACGATTTAAAATAAAAAAAGCCCCTAAGCAAAACCACCCTCTTGCTATAGAGAAGAAATACGAATCAAATTTATTAAAGCTAGTTCGTAAGCAACATAAATTACTTAAGCAGTATCTCTACCCTCAACTACCTAAATTTGTTCAGGAATATACAGTTGATACCTATGCAGACGAGACGCAGGACATTACTAATTTTGTTGATGAGATTATGGCGGGAGATATTGACGGCATGATCACTCGTAATATGGTGTATAGCACGGCCCTTAGCGTTGGCTCTTTTAACAAAAAGCAGGTCGATAAGGTATTTAGAAAGATGGTCGGAGTAGACCTATTTTCTGATGACATTAACCTACAGAAGGCTATATCGCCGTTCGTTACAGAGAACGTTAATTTAATTAAGACTATACCGCAAGAATATACCAAAAGAGTTAGAAATGCTATTGCGGTAGGTGCTAGAAATGGATTTACCTCTACTGAAGTAGCTAAGCTTCTCGAGAAAGAATTTAAGATCACAAAAAATAGGGCTAAATTAATAGCTCGTGACCAAATTGGTAAGTTTAACGGTAATCTAACACGCATTAGACAAGAAAGAGTCGGTATCAAGGAATATACTTGGCGAACCTCATTAGATGAACGTGTACGGGGTAACCCTTCAGGGAGGTATCCAAACGCAAGGCCAAGTCATTTTGCAAGAGAGGGTAAAAAGTTTAAGTATAAAAAGCCTCCACCTGGTGGTAATCCAGGCGAGCCAGTCCAGTGCAGATGCACAGCTGAACCAGTAATAGAATTGTAATTTAGATAAGAAAGGAAAAGAAAAGAAAATGAAAGTTATTAGCGAAAATGATGAAACATATGTTTGTAGTGTTGGGATGCCCTTGGAATCTTTTAGATTAAAAAAAGTATTTCTTTGGCGATGTGAAACCAATGATCAATCTATCCAAAAGTTTTTTCCTGAAAAGACTTGGTTAGAGTATGAACGTTACATATTAACTCGATTCCCTAAGCAGGTTTCAAAGGTTATTAAAATAGATACAAGACGAGATTGCACTTGCGATATTTGTTCAAATAAAACAGATAAAGAAAAATAAATTTAGTAAATTCTTGCTTTAATACAAAAATGAAGGATATAATTTAATTATGTCAGATAAAATTAATCAAACAAAACATAAAAATGTAGACGTTTTTGAAGTTGACTCAAAAGGGTTTGAGCTTACTGATGAAGGTTACTTAATTATAGATAGCTATGCGACTCGAACAGGTGTTTTTAAATATCAATTATCGGATGGCACTACACTAAGACAATATCGTCCGTCTGAAGAGGTATTTAATCCCGATAGTTATTCGACATTAGCTAATAAACCAGTCACTAATAACCATCCACCTGAATTCGTAGACGCGACAAATGCTAAAAAATATAAAGTTGGCCACGTAAGAGATGGTGTTCAGGTTGTTAATAATAAATACCTAAAAGCAAGCCTTGTAATAAATGACGCGGATACAATCGCAGAAATTAAAGAACGAAATAAGGTTCAGGTTTCTTGTGGGTATACCTGTGTTCATGACGAAACTGATGGGGTGGACGGTAACGAAAGATATGATGTTATACAGCGTAACATACGCTATAACCACATATCTTTAGTTGATAAAGGACGGGCTGGGGAGTCTGTTCGATTGCTAACGGATTCAAAAGACGATGTTTACTATATGGTGGACTCAGAATCGGAAGATAAACAAGAGCAACCGCTCGAAGATAAGGACGATTGTATTAAAAAGAGGTCAAAAATGGAGACTATTACTATTGATGGCGTATCTCAAGAAGTAAGCAAGGAATTTAAAGATGCTTATGAAAAGTTGCGCGATTCCAAAAAAGTAGCTGATGCAGTAGCAGAGGCAGAAGAATTAAAAAAGGGATTCGACAGCAAAGTTGCTGAGTGTGATTCTTTATCGGAGAAGGTAGAAAAGCTTGAAGGTGAAGTTAAAAAGTATGACGCTTTAATTTCAGATAGAAATAAAGCTGATTTAGTTTTTGAGGCAGTTTCAAAGGGTTTAGTTGAAAAAGACTTTATCGTTATAGATGGCCTTTCAGAAGTAGAGATCAAGAAAGCTATTCTTGAAAAAAATGAAGTGAGAATGTCACTTGATTCAGAAGAGTATATCACAGGTCGTTACGCTGATTTTTTAGTAGATTCAGAGCAATCTAAAAAAGAAAAAGTTAAATTCGATAGTGAGAGTATTGTAAAAAAAGAAGATTCAGTTGCGTCACCAAAGGTAAATGAAGATAGCTTCGCTTATCAGTCACGACGTAAAGAAAGAATGTCTAAAAAAGGAGTTAATTAATGTCTGTACAAAATTCAGTAAGTAACGATCCCGCTAAAGCAGTTGCTGGAATGGAAGCTGATAACGGCCCAAAAGACGTAATCAGCAAAGTTGCAAACGAAACAGTATTATACGGTAATTTTGTTACACGTGTAGCAGGTGATGAAGGTAAATGTAAGCGTCCAGCAGAAGAAACGGACATTACAGCAGTTGCTAGCCAGTTAGGTATTGCAAGAGCCGCATTTGATGTTGAGTCAAAATCAGATGGACTAGACCCTAACTATTCACAGTATGACCTAGTTAGTGTCGCTCAATCAGGACGATACTACGTTAAAGTAGAAGAGGCTGTTACTACAGCTGATCCAGTATTTGTTCGCTATGCTAACAAACCTGAAATCGTTACTATCGTATATAGTAAAGATTTTGAAAATGGTGATTCAGCAGACATTACAATCAATGGTGCGCTTGTACAAACCGCTTTTGACACTAATAACGCTGCAACTTATGCCGCTATCGATGCCGCATTAACAGCCGCGTTTGCAGGTACATTGCAAGATGTAACAGTAGCCGCAGGGACTAACACTATTACACTAACAAGTGCGCTAGGTGTTGATTTAACTGTATCAGCGGCAGATACCGCGAGCCTTGGAACTGCTACCGTTGCTACAACTCAAGTTGGTACTAGCGAATTAACAAAAGGTAACTTCCGTAAAGATGCTGATACAGCAACAGCCGCGCAATGGTCGCAAGCGCGTTATGTAGAAGGTGCCGCAGCAAACGGTTTTGCTGTGATTGATATTGCACAATAGGAGAATTTAAATGACAGCAGATAAAAAAGTCGTAGAACAATTCATTGCTGATGCAAATGAGTCTACGTTTCAATCAAAACAACTTACTTATGTTGATCCAACACAAAGAGAAGTGCTTTACCCAGATCTAGTTTTTTCAAACGGTACATTTCCAATTTCTAGCCGTGCTGGTGCTGGTGCGGTATCTATCGCTTACCACGTATATGATAAGCAAGGATTAGCAAAAGCAAGAGCCACTTACGCTAAAGATGCACCAAAAATCAACGTTACTGGGAAAGAGGTTTTAGCTAAGATCTACCCAATCGAAGGGTCAATGGACTACAACATCACAGAGCTTAACGCGTCACAAATGACTAACATTGATTTAATTGGTCGTAAACGACGTGCATTAGAAAGCTCATTCTTACGTGAATTAGATCGTTTAGTCGCTTCAGGTGACACTGATCTAAATATTTATGGTATGACTAATCACCCAAACATGACTGAATACACTATTCCAAACGGAGCTGGTGGCGATTCAGAATGGGCTACAAAAACACCGCAAGAGATTATTGCAGATGTTAACGGTATGATCAGAGCTATGACTACAGCGTCTAAAGGTATTCATAAGCCTAATATGATCCTTTTACCTTCAGATCAGTACGAATTGATTGCAGGTTTACAGATTGCCCCAGAAACAGCAACAACTGTACTTGAATTGCTTGAAAAGCGTTATGCTTCTCGTGGTATCGAATTTGTTCAGTCTCCTCGACTAGTTGATGCTGGTGATGGTAACGATGATATGATCATCGCTTTACAAGCTGATCCAGAAAACTTTGAAATCGAAGTTTCTCAAGATTTTGCAACTTTCCCAATCAACCAAACTGGGCCGTTATTCGAGCAAAACGCGCATATGCGTACCCCTGGTTTAATGGTGTATCGACCTCTTGCATTTGTACGAGGCGAAGGCATTTAGAAAGTATTAAGGAAAGGAAAGAATTATGAAATTAGTATGTACACAAGCACAGGTAATCGCAGTTCAGGCAGGAAATCAGATCATTTCTATTTCGTCTGAGCCAGTAGAGGTTACTAAAGAGCAATTAGACGAACTTAAGAAGCAAGTCCAGTTCCAAAAGAAATTAGGGAATGGAAAGATCAAAGTTATAGATGATGCTCCTGTTGTTGAGTCACCTAAGCAAGAAGAAGTGAAAGAGTCTGAAGAAGTGACGGAATCTGAAGAGGTTGAAGCAGATGAAGAGACTGAAGAAGATAATAAGCCACGTCGTGGAAGACCTAAAAGATAGAGGGTAGTAATGGCAGTCACATACGCAAGTTTTAAGATACGGTTTCCTGAATTATCAGAGACATCCGAGAATTATTATAACGCCGCGTATGTGGCTGCTAACTCTTTGATTGATCCATCTAACTTTGGGTCAAAAGCAGACGAAGCGACAAACTTACTTGTCGCTCATTACGTCACCTTAGCTAAACGTGGTGGTGCTTCAGGGACTATTACGTCAGAGAAGGTTGGCGATTTAATGCGATCATATAATAATGATGGTGGTAATTTTTTAGATACCACTGTTTATGGTCAGATGTACAAGGCATTAGGTAAAAATACTTTTTTTCGTGTGGTGACAGTATGATTAAGGATAAGGACTTTGGATATAAGGCCTTAAAAAAAGAGCTTAAAAAGCTAAACAAAAAACCATTTGTAAAAACGGGGGTTCTTACAGGTGTTAAAAATAAATTATATGAAGATGGCCAGCAGGTCGTTGACGTCGCTATTCTAAATGAATTAGGCGGTGTAGCATCGAATGGGGCGAAGATTCCAGCAAGACCATTTTTACGTGTTCCGTTCGATAAGAACAGAAATAAGTATTTCAAAATCATCCATAGAAACTTTAATAGAATTCTCGAAGGAAAAACAACAATAAAGCCTTTCTTAGATAAGCTAGGATTGGTTTCAGAGACAGATGTTAAGAAGCGTCTAAGGTCAGGTCCATGGACACCCAATGCACCGATGACAATTAAATTAAAAAAATCGTCACGTCCCCTTATTGATACAGGTCAATTAATAAATAGCATTGTATCTAAAACTGTTATGAATGGGGTCGAGAAATGAGCTTTTCTGAGGAGTTTTACACTGATAGGCAAGTAGAATTTACTAGAAACATAGAGGCTGCGGATTACGGTTATCAAGATAGTACAGGTAAGCCCAACGAAGGTCAGTTTAAAATAGTTAAAATTGACTGTTGTATTCGATCACGTTCAGGTGACGTTTCTAATAACAGAATAAACGGACGACTACTAGAAAATGAACTAACTATTTACACAAAAGACATCGTTTATACAGATAGAGATGACCTTAAAGCAGATTGTCTTACTTGGAATGGTTGTAATTACAGAGTAAATGAAGTCGTAGACAACAATAATTCATTTATACCTCATTACAGAGCTATCTGTGAAAAAACTGAGGTAAATTGATGATTGCTAATGTAGAAGGTATAATTACTAAGTGGGTCGCTGATAATGCTGAGTTGGGTAAAGGTAAAGTTTTTTTAGCTTACCAAAACCACAGAACCCCTACCACTCCTTATATCGTCGTAGAAACTATCAGCGGCCCCACTCCTATATCTAGTGGTCGTCATAAATACAACACAACATCACAAAATTTCGACCATATCCTTACCTATAATCTAACAATGCAATTAAGTGTCTATTCTAATGAAACGACACCGCTTGTCATTGTTGATAGGCTATTACACGCACTATGTTCGTCTGAGACTCGAATTTACTTTGATTCTAATAATATAGTGAACACGGACTTCTTTAATTTTGGTATAATTAATGAAGCTAATATACAAAATACCAATTTTTTAAGAAGAGCAGTACTTGAATTAGAGTTTTTATTTGAATCAACTAATTTAGGTGCGGAAGAATTAATGGCGACAGTTGATATTGAGCCAGAAGGAGAATTAGAAGATAAGATGCAAAATATAGTTGTTAATTTATAGGAGTTTTAAATGAATATTAACAAAATAGCCACGGTTAATGTTGATCTGCAAACAGCGGCGTTATCACGTGCAGGGTTCGGGAATATACTTATTTTAGGTGATTCGACAGTCATTACAGGAACAAGACAGGTACAGACATTAGTTTTTTCTGATGATTTAGTTACAGCTAATAGTTTCGCGATGGATATTGACGGGGTTGCAATTACGCCAGTTGTATTTAACACTAATAACGATACAACATTAGATGATATTGCTACAGAAATACAGGGTAATGCGTCAGTATTTCGTGCAGAGCGTACGAATAACAGAACGATCACGATCACTACAGTAGCGTATAAAGAAATCGTTTTATCCGATGCTCTTGTAACGTTAGGTGCATCACAAGCAACTGTTACTATTGCTGAGACAGTAGAACAGCGCGACGAAGTTAAGACATATACGTCTATCGAAGGAGTTGCAGAAGATTTTGCGACTACTGATACCGAGTATAAGAAGGCATTAGCTTGTTTCTCTCAAAGCCCGCGTAT